GCAATTGGAGCAGGTTCTGATACAGGTCTAACTGTTTCTGGTTTACCTCCAAATTTCTTTACTTTTTCTTCTGCTTCTTCTCCTGTTTTTGCATATACGTACTTAGTCTTACCGGCTGTATCTTTGTAGGTAAATGTTAATTCTTTATCTTCATCTAAGCTACCTTGTACATCTGCTTGTGCTGTAACATCTGGATCTAAGTCAACGTATTCTTTCATTAGCTCAACACCCTTAGGTAGTTTATCGCTAGCTTTCATAGTCTTAATACCACCCATCGACTTACCGCTTGGTTTCATTACTTTTACACCTTCAGCATTTTTATTCTTTGCTTTTTCTTTTTTAGATAAAGAGATATCGGTGTTAGCTTTAGCATCTTTATACCCAGGTATTGGTGCTTTACCATCAGGTCCTACTTTTAGTTCTTTAGGATGTTGTAGTAATCCTGATTTCTTTTCGAATTCAGCAGAGATTGTATTGCTGTAATAAGCAGGATCTTTTTCTAGGTTGTTTAATACCTTCTTAGTTGCTTTTACAAGAGATTCTGGATTGAATTCAGGAGTAAAGGTGTTAGGTACGGGTTTATATTGCATACCCATCTCTATTTTTAATCCTTTATTGAATTCATATGGATTAACTCTATCAATTTGATCAAAGATTGAGTATTCTTTCTCCCCTGTTGCTTCTTTCCATCTACCTTCTGTTGGTTCAGCTGCTTCTTTTAGTGCTGCTTTTTTCTTAGCTTGTCCTTTCCACATTGCAGCTGCTGCTACTTTTTCACCGACTTTCTTAGAACCGTATTTCTTTTCGGCTACCTTCTCTACTTTCTCAAATCCTTTACCTTTCTTACCTATATCTTTACCTGCTTTAGCTTTTTTAACTACAGCAGACTTTTCTTTCTTAGTTAGTCCAGCAGATGCTTTCTTCTTTTTTGCTTCTGATAGAAGACCTTCTTCATACATTTCACCTCTTAGATCTTCTGGTGCATCAGTATGTATAACAGTTAATGTATCACCAATACCTTCATATTCATCTTCGAAGTACTGATTGGCTTCATCTTCATTAGCTGCCATTGTACTATCTAGTATCTCACCACTTTCATCTACAAGGTAGAAAGCTTTCTTACCTGCTAACTCTTCACCAAATTCTTCATCATCTTCTTTCGTTTCTTTTACGTTACGCATCCATTCTGAAGTAGATTTACCTAAGTCAACACCTGGTCTAAATTCGTGAACTGGTTCTAAACCGTCTATATCAATAGCTTCAACAGTAGTACCGTCATGATAGATAGCCATTACCTTACCTTGTTGTTCTTTGAAGCCAGATATTTTAATTTTTTCCTTAGTATCTCTTGTAGTAGCTTTATCGTTTTTACTAAATCTAATGTTATCATCGTTAGTAGCCTGTACGATATTACCTGCACTATCTTTCTTAATTTGATACTTCGTCTCATCAGCAGGTTTATCCATCCAATAAGCTTCGTTTAGAACTCTTTTGCTTTTCAAGATACTAACTACATCTTGGAAGCTATTAACAGGTGAAATCCAATCAGGAAATTCTCTTCTAACATTAGTCATAAAGTTAGCTTGAGACATCTTACCTTCCATTAGATCACGGTATTGTTGTACTATGTTTTTCATATTAATAAATAGTTATTATCTACCCTGGCCACGATATGCTTTAGGTCTAGGTGTATGTTTATTAAAGGATTTTTTAGCTGTTCCTTCTTTTCTTTTCCCGAAGGTTAGTTTATTGCTTGAAGTTGTACCTGCTTTAGCTGCCATACTTATTTTAATTTCTTAGTTTTTATATAGGTGTGTTTAACCATTTCTGTAATCTGTTCTAAAGCTCTTTCAGTATGTTTCATATACTTAAAGTCTTCGGTAGATTCAGTTATTTCAGATCTTAACTGTTGAGTGTAATCTAGAAGCTTATTTAGTTCTTCTATTTTTTTCTTAACAGATCTAACTGCTTTATGTAACTGCTCTGGTGCACTACGTTTACCTGTTTCATTACGGAATTTTGAATAATTCTCTGTGATAGGTTCTTCTTTTTCAAAAATCTGTTTGTAGTCGATTGCTTTAGATTTACGGTTTGGTATGTGAGGTGCTGGAGTGAAACCAAAATGGGATACAGCGTAGTTATCTTTAACTTTACCGGCTGCTAATTTAGGTTCTACATCCTTTTGTTCTTTCTTGACTCTAACCTTTGGAGCATATTGCTCTCCAGTGCCTGCAGTCATAGTAGCACCGCCACCTGTACTAGACATTTCGTCAATTACGTCTTTAAGGTCTTTTTTAGTAGCCATTTTACTTTCTTAGTTTAATTTCTTTCTCTAATTCGTAATACTGCATCAAAGATACTACATGCTCATCTTTTACTGATTGACGCTCTAGGATAGGCTTGGCAAGAGAAATAACTTCTTTCAGCTTAATAGTTAATACCTTATCTTCTACAGCCGGAAGTAGTTTATTTAGTCTAGATTTAACCTCTACTAATTTTTTATTTAAGTAATCTTTTAGTTGAGTAGTATGAGATACGCTGCCGATGTACTCTTTTAAGATATCTTTCTGATCTGCAGATAAATCCTTATAAGTTTCATTGTATTTTTCTACAATTAACTTGTAAGCTAGAATTCTAATATCTTGATCTTCCTGTAAAAATTGATTTGCAGCTTTCTTTTCGGCTTTTTCTTCTTTAATTATACCTTTGGTAATGTGTTCTAGGATAGTTGTTTTACTCTCGATAAGCTGTTTTGTGTCTGTTAATACTTTAGATCTTGCAGATTCAAACAGAGTATAGACAGCTGCCGATAATTTATAGTTTTCTATCTTAGCTTTAAAGAAATTTTCAACATCGTAGTACTTTTTTATCTCTTTAATTAATTTATACTTCTCTCTATCTAGTATATCGTTATCTAACTTCTTACTTTCTTCCACTACGATATTTACTAGACTTTCAGCCTTAGTTTCACTTAGTTTTGATGCTTTAATTACAGTGTTGTACAGGTTGTACTCCTTTAAAAGCTCGGTGCCAGTAAAGAATTTCTTTATAATTCCAACAGCTTTCGAATCCTGATTAGCGATCATATCTGCAGTGATCTGTCTAACAAGTAGTTCAAATAAAATACCTGGATTCTTATACTTAGAATGCTTTCTTATAGTCCCCATATTAGGTTTAGTATGATACTGTTTATAAATAGTCACAGTTAGTCAATATCCTTTATAATTTTATCCTCATCTAAAAGATCTGAATCTTCAAATAGGTTTATTTTACGAGTTACACCTAATCTACCTAATGTTGATTTAAGACCACTATAAATAGCTTTAGTATGAACGTTCTCTAATGCAAGAGCTGATCCACCTTGATACTTAGTTCTAAGGTTTCCATCTTCACCACTAGCTGGTTTGGCTTTTAAATCGTATGTACCCATCCTATCTCTACCTAATGGATCATTTGGTGTGTTGATGAATGAATTCTTCTCTTCAGGTCTACCTGGAACTCTAACTGGCTCATGTGGATTCTTTTCGTTATAACCAACCGGTACGTTAGCTGCTGCAGTATAGTTAGCATTTCCACCATACATACTTGCGATTTGATGTGGAGTACCGTAAGCTTGACCAGATTCAAGAGGATCATTTCCTTCTGCTTCAATTTGGTCGTATCTAAATTTCCTTTTCTTGTCTTCTAGTATTTGAGCCTTAACGTCATCTAATTGATCATCACTTAATTGGAAGATTTTATCGTAAATCCAGTCAGTTGGGAAGATACTTGTTTCCATCATTTGACTAGCTAGGTCAACCTTTTCTTTCATTAGAGCAATTCTTTCTTGGTCATAAATGATAGATGGAGTTGTTAAGGATAGATCAAAGTTTGCAATTGATTCATCAGTGTATCCTTGTGTATATAAATGTACTAGAGCTATTTTAGTTAATTCTGATAATATAATACGTTGAATACGTTCAACAGTACGTGCAAAACGAATATCTTCTGCCGCTAAAGTAGCTTTACCTGTTAAGTCTTTCTCATAACCCATGAAAGCTTTAGGTATTTTTAATGCAGCAAACAGCTTATCTCTTAAATATCCAACATCATCTATACCGTTATACTGTAGACCGGGTACAGTTTCAATACGAGTTGCAGTATCGTTACCTCTTACTGGAATGAAATAGTCTTCTAGTAAGTTTTGCATGTTGTATTTAAGGTTATATTGACCGGTTTGAGGGTCAATATAAGGTATTTTCTTCATCTTAGAGATCATTCTTTGCATATAGGTCTCAACCTCATTTGGCGGTATAGCACCTACGTTAACAAAATAAGCTCTCTTATCCGGGGCACGTACGATACGGTGTATCATCATTGCATCCTCCATTAAAACCATTTGTTTAAAGATCTTTCTACCTGGTTCTAAGTAAGATCTACCGTAAGGTAGGTAGTTAACATCACCTATAAGTCTAAAGTGTGCCATTTCGTAGTTCTCAAAATACATTGAATCGGCTTGGCCTATCAAATTTGCATAAGAACCTACATACCCACTACCTCCTCCTGCTACTGCAGTAGGGTCATATTTGAATCTTACATAAGTTGGATTTCTTAGATCAACACCTTCTTCTCTAAGTATGGTATAGGATGAGAATGGTATTACGTTAAATACACCTACTGTTTCGGCTATCTCTAATTTTAGGTAGAAATCACCAAACTTACACATATTCCTAATCCATGCCCATAAATTAAACTCAATGTTCAATACATCGTAGAATAGATTATAAAGGATCTTTTGTACGTTTTCATCTGCTGATCTGATCTGAAGTACTTCTCCAGATTCATTCTTTAGGGTACACTCATCTGCTAAGATATCGAGTGCTGATGCTACAATTGCATCTGTATCCATAGCTTCGTAATCAGCATATAGCTGAATACGCATGGATTGGTAATTCTGTGCGGTGTTAAGGTTATAAGCGTAAGAGTTAGAAGTTGTGTATACTCTGTTAAACCTGTCAACTAGAGCATTTGTTTGAAGTACCCCATTGGTCTGGATACTGTCTGTGTCTATTACTTTTACTTGATTTCCACCTACGTTTCTAATTACGACGTCAGTTGAAAAAAGTCTCTTTAACCTACCGAATAAATTGTTATCTGCCATTATGTTATTTTTCTATATAAATAGTATATTTTATCCAAGTACCCAGGATATATCTTCTTGTTCACCGTATTGATTAGGCATGGTGTAGGGCGGTTGACCGTTTACGGTTGTTGGTTG